ATAATCACACCCACGCCGGTTCGACGGGCGACTCAGGCAGGCTGCACAGCCAGTCGATCACATCCTGCGGGACTTCTTCGGTCTGCCATGCGTGGCCATACTGGTAGCCGCAGACCGGGCAGGGTTTACCAAGGATGCCGTCGGGGTGTTCATCAGGGTGAAGCCATCCGAGGGTCTTTGTTTCGGTCGCTCCAGTCATCCCGGGATAAAGCGGTTTCTGCGGCTCGTAATACAAAGCCGCCTCGCCAGAGATTTCGTGAGGGAGCGTAAGGCTGTACGGCAATTTGGCAACTTCGATCTGGTCATCGCTCAGAGCAGCGGTCATGCCATCGCAGAGCATTTTCCACGATCTTTTCTTCATGGATTCCTGCCGCCGAATGGTTTTGCTGTTTAGCCGATAGTGGTACAGCGTGACAGGCGTGACGGCCAGCTTGTTCCATCCAAGTTCTTTCTGGTGCTTGCAGTACGGCCGCATATCGTTCAAATGCCACTCGTCCCAGATGGAGCAGAACTTGTCGAGCATTTCCCGCGTCCATTTATCGCAGGGGCGGCCTTCGCGGACTTCATCAACGCACTGACCAGCCCCGCCACAGCAGTTCCCGCTCGGCAGGGGGCCGATAACGCCGGTGATGCTGAGTCTGCCATTCTCAAACTGGATTTTGCAGAACGCCCGTTCGGTAGCTTTATTGCCGCTGCGGGTGTAGACCTTGCAGAAACACGGACTAATGACCTTTTTCATATCAGTTCCTCCCATCCTTTACGATTTTGACGAGCTTGTCGATGTTGCGGTCGAGCAGGTAGTTCATGTCTTCGAGCCGCTGGCTGAGGATTTCCTGAACCTGAGTGCGGATGGCGTTCCTGTCTATGGTCTTGCAGTTGCAGTGCGCGGCAAGGATGACATCGTAGAACGAGAAGCCGTCCAAAAGGTTATCTTCGGTCACAAGGTCATCGCCGAGCAGCCACGACCTTCCACCGCTCTGTGCCGTAATCAGCGCATCTGCAAGCTCTTGGAGCATTTTCTTGATGGCCTCAGCATCATCAACCAGCTCGCGGATTGTACCGGGACAGCCGCCCTCCCCGCGATGCTTGACCCACAGTACAACGTGTTCGTCAGGGTCAAAGCAGCGGGCGTACTCAATAACGCCTTTGGGAAAGTCTGCGGTGTCAGTATAGAAAACAAAATCCTCGCCGGCAGGAGATTTCTGCTGGAGCTCAACGCCGGTGTCGTTCAGGTCGCCAAGGATGTTCCAGCCAAGGCTCTCGATAACGTCAATGTACTTCTGCTCAATCATGGTCTTCGCTCCTCTCATACGGACGCGCAGAAGTCGCCGAGCTTCTGCCACAGGTGGAACGTCTTCCGGCTCATCTGCACGGTATCGGGAACGCCCCGGCCGACCGTCCAGTTGTGAGCCATGCAGAACAGCCGCCCTGCGGCCTCCCGCTCCGATTCGCTGAAGTCGGTCAGCCATGCCCTGCGGCAGCGACCGCTGCTCCAGGTGCAGCCGTAGCGAACCATGCAGATGAGGTCGTACGGGATGTTCGCCCGGACTTCCTCAGCGGTGAGCTTCATCATCTGCTTTGCCATATCACTCATCCTCCTTAATCCTGAAAAAAACCATTGCGCTGGCCTTGATGCACTCCGTGATGGTCTCCTGCCAGCCATCAAAGCGATCATCCCCGGCCAGTGCCTTGAAGAAGCGGTTGACCGCGGTCTGCCACATCTTGCAGTCGGTGATGAGGTCAGCGCAAACCATGCCGTTCGGCTTGTTCACGATGGCAACCAGATCGACGTCCTGCCGGTGTTCGTCCTGCTCGAAAGCCTCGAAGCTGCTGTATTCTTTCACCTTCAGCATTTCTAAATCCTCCGTGTTTTGGTAAGTTGTTTTCTGTATCTTCATTCTAACTTACCGGTATGGTAAGTCAAACGTATGCTTAAGTTTTCACAAAAAAAAATTCACGGTATTCCGAAGATACTTTATGGAGGCTTACCCTACTTTACGGCTGAACCTTTCCCAGAACTGCTTGGCGATGTAGGGGCTGACCGGGGTGATGGTATGATGCTGGCATCCAGAAAGCTGGTAGAGGACGGTGAAGTAGTTCCCGGCGGCATCCTCGAACAGCTCTACATAGAAGTCCTCGAACATCACGACCTTATTCGAGCAAAGCGATTCCGCCTTCCGGGTGTCATATCGAACGCCGTCTACGGTCTGCGCCACAGCAGGGCTGGTGCTGTTGCCTAGCTCCGGGAGGCCCGCACCGTTGGCATCACTCATGGAGACCTCATAACCAGCAAAATGCAGAGCCTTTGACAGCTCATCGAAGGTGAGCGAGTTGTTCTTCAGCCGCCCGCTGAGGTTCTGCGGGGTCCAGCCCATGTGTTCGGCCAGCTCTTTCTGGGTCTTCCCTGCTCCAGCAAGGGCTGCGCGTACCATGTCAGATGCTCGCATATCATCAGCCCGCCTTTCCAGCCAGAACCCGATTCAGCAGGCTCTCGTACATGATCTGGAGCATTTCACACTTGGCTTTCGCTGCGGCCAGCTCCGCAGCCATGTTCGGATTTGACGCCGGCGTAGACACCTTGACATCCCGGATGACCGGAACTTCTTTCGTGACCTCCACGATTTTCTCTACGGGCTTTCCAACTTCCAGCTCCAGCGAGATCAGCATTGCAACCTCCACGTTGGTCATCTCTGCCGGGGTCAGGTGGCCCTTGTAGCCCAGCAGGCGGTCAACCGATACGGTCGTAATCTGCTCACAGAGGGCAGTGCTTTCACGTTCCGAACTGCGGATGAGAACGTGCGTCGGCAGGTCTTTCTTCGGTTGGGTGGTCAGGTATACGACCTCTACCACCTCTGCACAGGCGTTGTTCTTCTCGTTAGAGACGATGATTGCCGGGCGGCCTGCCGCCTGCTCACAGCCGGTGTAGTTGTCCTTGCTCACATACCAAATGTCGCCACGCTTGATTTCCATATCCTTACTCCTCCTCTTTTGCCTGACGTTTCAGCTCGGAAGCATCAATGGTGATGCAGGTGGTGTTGGCGACGATGTTATCGGCAATCCCCTTGCCATGCTCGTCCAGCAGGGATTCCAGCGAGGTTGCGGTGAGCCGCAGGGCAGCAACCATGAACGGGAAGTCCATCAGGTCATACCGGCTTACAACGCCCATTAGCTCTTTGGTCATCGTGGTGACGCACTCGGCAGAAATGCTGCGGGCATCATCGGGCTTATTTGCAAGCACTGCCAGCGTCATTCGCAGCGCATAGGGCATCATTTTCTCAGCCATTGTCTTTGTCCTCCTTATACTCGCTGACGGCCTCCGAGATTGCATAATCGCGGTGGTACGTCCAGCTATCGTCATTATCAATGTACTTCCGCATCAAGACCGCCGCACGTGGGGCGAGCGAATTGAGCGTCGTGCGGTCAAGCTCATAGACTTCCATAAGCTCCTCATCGGTGAACTGTGAGATATGTTCCCGCACGTCCTCCTCATAGCTCCGAAGCTCATGCTCGGAGTAGGAGCAAACCAGCTCAAGGCCATCCAGCGGCTTCGGGCAGTAATCGGTGCAGCCATCATCATGGATGCCCGGCTTCTTCCCAGTCAGGAACGGGGCCATGCAGATGCCCTGCGGGTTGAACACGCAGGTTTCGGAGCAGCATTCTGTGCAGAGTTGTGAGCAACGCTTCAGGTATTCAATATCCATAATCAGCGCCTCCCCAGAAAGAGCCTTGCCAAGCCCACAACGGCCATCGCCCCGACGATTGCCCAAAAGGCGGCGCAGAGGATGTCCGTGGCCGTTTCGAGCCACTGATCTACCACAATCAACCATGCCATCATCATTTTGCCTCCCCTCAGCCGAATACCAAATCGCCAAACAGTGCGTGCTGGACAATCTCGTCCGCACAGGTGGCATCAATCTGGCCGCAGTCAACGGAGCCATCTGTGCTGTCCACAACATCGCAGTTGGCGTAGCAATTTTCGAGCCACTGCTTAAATCCAGCGAGGAACTTGTCGAGATCGAGCATATAACAGGTCTTGTCATCCTCAAACGGTTCTTCGAGCCAAACGGCAAGCTGCCCACCGCGAGAAATCTGGTCGCTTGCGTACTCCCCAAGATACTTGCCCTGCACAACAACGCGCCTGCACCAGTAGTTGATGCCGCCCTCCAGCGCAGAAACCATGATGTCATCAACATCCTGCTGGGTCAGCCGAGCCGTAATCTCTGCATGAACCTCAAACTTCTTTTCATCGGTCATCTTTCTTCATCCTTTCATCAAATTGTCGGGTCAAAAATCAGGCCATCCCACTTGCCGTTCAGACGGTCGGGGTACTTCCCGGTCGGAACCATGTACTTGTCCGGGACTTCCGGCGGCAACGGCCGCTCGTTCCT